TTCTGTTTTCATAATTTCTGCACACCTTTTGCACACCTAAGTGATTTTCAACCATTAAAAAACGGCGGAAACACTTGATTCTACGTGGTTTCCGCCAAATAAAAAAGATGCCCAGAGCCGGATTTCGGATTTCTTCCTATTATAATGCAAAGTCGAGCAAGTGCAGGTAGCTAAACACTTTTCTGATATGTATTATAACTCACGAAATGCAAACATACGCAAAATTTTTGCCCAGTAAATGCCCAGTAAATTATTTCTTGCTCTGCTTATATATCTGATTTACTCCGGTAGAAGCAAGACCAGACATGATGCCAACTGAAATCGCCGTGATAATATCTTCCGCCGGAAAGCTCTTCATCACATACATAGCAGGTACTGCAATGATTCCTCCCACAATGCCTAAGATTACCGGAATCGCCTTATCGCTGACCTTCTTGCTCGCTTTACATCCAATTCCAACCAGATAGCAAATAATCACGATTGGTACTACAGTTACACAATTTGATAAATCCATATTCATCATCCTTTCTTCTCTTTCTCTAAGTCTTCAATTCTATGATTCGCAACACGAATTTTCTCATTTGTGACCGCCTGTTGCTCCTCTAAACGATATGTACGTTCAACAACATTGTTGTGCTTGTCTACTCTTTTTGATAGCTCATCAAGCTTGTACTCTATCAATGCAATTGTTTCATCATGCTTTTTGCTTGCAGCCTTTTGCTGATAGTGATTATTGATTAAGCATACGATCAATGTAACAAACGCCGCAATCATGGCAGATATTATTGATGTCATGTTTTACCCCTTTTCTATGATTCTCTGGTCCAAACATATGGATCTATTATTCTAATTTCACCATTGGCATCATACAGTTCAATATTAACATATCCTGCACATTTCCATTTACCGTATTTAAATGGTGCACTATATAGGTTCGAATTAAGTACAGCTGTACCAACCGGCAAACAATATCTTTCATCATGATTATGGTTAACACGACTATATCTTTCGTCATGATTATGATTAGTATCGCTTTTAGCACTAAGTGCTTGGTCAAGTATAGCTTTTCTGTAATATAAATCATCATGTATATGCGCCACTGGTGCCTTTTGACTTGCAAGCTCTTTAACACCAAGTGCTCCTGCAAGCTGATTTGCTGCTGAATTTGCGTCGATTGCATCAGCAGAGTCAATGATATTTAAAGAATTCAAATGTGTTTCGCATGCGTTCTGGAACTGTTGTGCATAATAGATTGCTAAATCTTTATATGTCGGGCAGACCATAAACTGTGTTGATATCTTGGTCAGTGCTACACCTGATACATAAACCGCATATAGCGGCATTTGATTTTTCAAATCACCATTTAAAATATCTCCACTTACTATTTCAGGAGCAGACGGCGTTCCCGACGTTGCTGTCCCCTGTACAACTTCTAACTTTGCAGATTCAATACCTGATGCCGCATTTTTCTCGTAGGTCATTACGATCAGATCAATTCGATTTGTTCCTGCGGTACCTGTCGATATTGTCAAATCTTCATAAGTATTCGGTTCAATACGGATATGTCTGCCCTGCATCAGCATATCGCCGTCAGAAATTCTAACTGTGTTGTTATTGATAATTGCTCCTGCAAATCTCGATCCGCTACTCATGACAAATTCTCCATCACCAAAAAAGGCAGCATTGAAGCTGCCCTGATCTGCTGATCTAATATGTTCTTTCCCGGCATACCCTGTTACTAAATGTGCCATAGTCTTTCCCTTCTTTCTCCACTTAGTGAATAAGCGACATCCATGTATTATATCCAACAACACAATCAACTGTAAGCAGATTGTTTTTCTGATACTCTTTCACTACTGATTCTGTAGCTGTGTCAAATACCCCCGGACATGTGAGATCACACGCATATCCTTTAAGCATAAGCAAAATCTGCAGTGCAGTAACCATGTACTGTTTCTCGCCCTTTTTTACATAGTGCTTTCCAAGTGCGGCTTTAGTGGCAGATCCATAAATCCCATCAACCGCAAGTTTCGACTTATAGTCTAAGTTCATCGCTGTTTGTAACACCTTAATTCCGGCTTTAATGGTCGCATTTCCACGAATACCATCCGTTACGATTCCGGCACCGGCAAAATTATTCGCATGGATCTGTCCGGCACGAATGATAGCGCCCTTACCAGCGATATGTTGAATCTGCTGTATAGATTCAGTCTTCGATGGGATATTCTCGGATTTCACCACTTCTCCAAACGGAAAGTTTTTTCCAGGGCAGGCAGTCTTACTCACATCACTATGCTTTCTGAATCGAGTAATTCCATATTCCTTACGAAGCAATAAAACAACTTCTTTCAAAGCCTGCTTCTGTGCTTCTGGCATCTGTTCATTTTCAAAATTTCCCTCACAGCAAACTCCAATCGTGTTGTAATTCACACCAGATGCATGTGCGCCGATCATATCGATTGGTCTGCCTTTGTATACTTTGCCATCCAAACGAATATAGATATGATACCCAATGCCAGACCATCCATTTGCAAGATGCATTCTGTGAATATCCTCTACACTACCGTGACATGCAGCATGATGAAATACAGCTCCTCCATCTGTGTTTTTTCTCTTTGTAAGAGATTTAAACTTTAAATGTGTGTCGATTATCTGCATAATAATCAGCCTCCTTCTTTTTATTTTATGCAATAACAGTTGTCATTGCAGCATTGTCCTCTTCAGCATTACTTCCTGAATCATCCAAATTGTTTAATGCATTAACCTTTTCTTCAATACGAGATATGTATTCTAATACAGCATCCATTTTAGGTGTGATTTCATCTGTCCCAGAAAAATCAAGTGATGTAGCCGCCGAACAACAAATTGATGAAATTCCAGTCAACAGTCCTTTAATCTCATCTGTAGTCATCTTTCTTTCAACATCCGTCATGTGCTACTCCTCTCCGATCATGAATTCAATTGCGAGACATGCTGCTGGTGTGATGTTCTCTGGCAGATCATCAGCTGTAATCGTGTTGATTTCCAGCGACGCTTCGACTGAACCGATCTCATTAAACTCTTTGATGAACTCGTCCCAGTTCGGATTTGAACGGTTCATAGTAACTCCGTCGTCAGAGTACTTTCGTATCAGCTCATCACGAGCCTTGTCATACTCCACAAGATCCTCATCAATTTTCTTGATATTACGAGCAACGGACAGTCCTGCCTTACGCGAGAACGCAAGATCTAAGATGCCATTATTGGCGATCAACTGACGAATATCAAACAGTTTGCTTAATGTTGTAATGTATTTTTTCATAATGTTTTGACTCCTCGCTTCATAAAGTAGTAGTGTTTATAGACCCTCTCCAAGGTCTTTATTATTTAACTTTTACTAAGTACCACCCGCAATGACATGCTCTAACTCCTGACATACTGTTGTATACCCTCAAATAAAAATTAGTGTTACTACTAACATTTATAACAACTGGGGAACTACAGCATGCCCTATCCATATTATCATCTGACATATAAGCCCCCGCATCAGTAGCTCCACTATTAGTTGAAAAAACCATAACCATTCTGGATGCAGGAGTTCCATACATCTTTGCAAACACTATTCCGACATATGTTCCAGCAGGAAGTGTCACGCTAGCAGGGGTATTCCATCCGCCACATGTAATATTAACATTTTTGTCATATCCATATATAGGTGCCGAAATACCACCAGCACTATTAGCATAATTTGCAGATTTAGCATAGTTTACGCTAAAGTTTGATGGATTATATACATACATGTTTGCACCATCATTTCCACCCCACAACCAACTTGGCTGTCCGCCTTGTCCAGACCAATTCCATTTCATACCATTGATTGTTCCTGAGACGGTGAGGTTGCCCGACACAGATAATACGTCAGCAGATAGTATAGACGCATGTGTTCCATTCGGATTCGAATAAAAATACCCTTCATTTTCATATCCCTCTGCCATATATATGCCCAAAGCATTAAAATCTCCTCGAAACTTTTCAGATTGACAAGCAATTCCATCAGAACCTATCTGTGTAGCTATGGTTCCTATTTTATCGCCATAACCAATGGGAACATTCGTTGAGGTTAAAGCGATATACGCTAATTTGCTTCCATCGCTAGTGATATTCACGCTTCCGCCAGTAATAGTCGCCTTAGATGAGACTATTTCGCCCTCGAATTTACCGCTCGTAGCATATATCTCGCCAGTAAACTTACCATTTTTCGCCTCTATTGAGCCATCTTCCAGCACTTTGAAATTCTCATTGGCGGTGACAAGACCTTCGAGACTGATTTTTTCAGCCTTGATTGAAATCTCCTCTGCCGACTGGTTGATTTCAGAAATGATTTTTTTCTTTTGAACCATTCCTTCTGGCGTAGCACCTACACTGTACGACGTTGATGTTGTGTTGTCCGTATAGGTGATGATCGTCCTTGTCCAAAGATATGGCTTTGATGTGTCCGCAGCCGGTATCGACGCAGACCATGTCCCGGTTGGGGTTGTTGTACCGCTAGACGATGCCTGATAAGTCACCACAGTTGATTTAACACCTTTCCCGGTTGCACCGGTATCACCCTTCGCTCCGGTAGCTCCCTTATCTCCATACACACCAATAACCTTCTTTGCAGTATCTACCGAAGTATTGTTCGTATATGTGATCGTTTCATAGTTCCAAAGGTACTTGTTTGTTGCTGTCATCGTCGGTACTGTTGTAGACCATGATGTTGGTACTTTGGTATTCGAGGTTGATACAGCATAAAACTCCTCTATCTCCTTAATTCCTATTCCGTCAGTTCCATTCGTGCCGTCACTTCCGTCCTTACCATCGGCTCCTGGATTTCCTCTATCACCATACGCACCTATAATACATGGCATTGATGTACTTACGATCGTTCCATCTGTCAGTTTTACAACCTCATAATTCCACAGATACTTTTTACTTGATGAAACTGACTGCACTGTTGTTGTCCATCCAGCTGTTTTCGCTGTGACACCACTTGAAGCAGATGTCGCCAAATAATAGTTGATAACTTCACTGATACTCTTACCGTCGACGCCATCCTTACCATCAGCTCCCGGTGCTCCATCTTCGCCCTTATCTCCTTGGTCGCCTTTCGGTATCACGAAATCAAGAATCATATTCTTGTCGTCTCCAGCATTTTTCACTTCCGCATCTGAACCAGCGCCACCTGTTGTCACTGATCCTATTTTGATGCTCACTGTCTGCCCAGATCCGTCACCAGAAGATGGATATGGACCAGCAGACACACTCACTGTATCTGCCTCACAATCATAAGATATTGATGTACTGTTATTACTAATATTGACAATTTTCTTAGATACGGACGCAACTACATAAGTGCCTGTAATCTGCTCTCTTGCCCCTACCTTGTCATTTACATCAAATATATATTGATCGTTACTGTCCAACGAAAAATCGACCGAGTCACTTGCAAAAGACTCTGTTATCTTATCAATTCCACCCTGAATCAAATCCTCATCTGATTCAGCATTTGAATTGTCGTAGATCTCACACATCTCATCCAATCCGGTAAGTGTCTGTGTTCCACTGATATTACCAAGCAAATCGCAGTAAATGTGAATTACTCGTCTATCTTTCAGGTCACCTCGTCCAAGACATATAACATGATTGATATGCTTGCTATTTCTCTTAATTGTGAAACTTATCTGATCTGTATCAAACTGCTCATCCTGACTATAATCAGCAAGAGGACTTGCCGATAACTCAACAAATCCTCTATTAAATACCATATTCAGTTTTGCATTGTATGCTTTCAGCATCTTTATGATGCCTGTATAACCCTTTATATAACGATTCATCTGATAAGATGATATCTGTATCTTTGAATTCAGAGTGCTTACCTTGAACAGCTCCGAAAGTCCCATCCGGTCGATCAAAAGCTTTAACACTTCGTTTGCTTCTCCAGATACGATCAAATAGTCTTCTCCTTCATCTGGTTGCAACACTTTAGACTCAAGTATGCCATGCCATGTACGGCCAGAGTACGTTACAGTCGTCTCGTCTGTATCAACGCCAACGGAATCTATCACTCCGCCGTACTCTTCGCCCTCAAAATAAAGATAATAACCAGTTTTACATACGTTATTATTGATATTTACTTTACATTCAAAATCATTCTCGTCGCTTCCATATGCAAGATCTAATGTATAGTCCTTGAGCACATCGATATCTTTTTTGGATTCATCCATATAAATTAAGTCCATCTTGGTATGCTCCTCTCTTCCAACAATGTAATATCAAATATCAGATTTGACGAAGTAGCTACATCCATTACGCCCGGCGGGATCTTTTGAAATATGTAAGAATCTCTATTTCGCAGATCAAAACAATTCTGCTGACTACCGTCGCTTTCATACAAGATTATTGTCTTTTCTACAGAGTCAATCGTCAGGTACTCGTTTGCTTCAATATCAACATCCACCGAATACATATGTCCTCCAAGCAATATCTCTGGACTTTTGCATGGTCCATAAATACGCATCCGAAAATTTGTATTTACAAAATCCGCATTTTGCAGTTTTTTACCAAGAATATTTGATGTGTAATCATATGGATGATCGTTATTATAGTCTAAGTTTTTACCAACTATCTCCTCATTTGAATTGAATGTAATAATCGTTTCTTTTATCCATTGCGGATAATCCGTCTGAATCGTCAACGTATTCTTCATGTATCGCTTATTATAGGTGTATTTTGACGCCTTACATCCTGTGACATAACACCGCATATAGTAATCGCCAATATAGAGTTTTCCATGTTTTCTGGCAACTACATCCTTTTCACACACCTCAAACAAACGATTTCTACTTTCTGTGCCCTCGTCATCATTTCTGCATGCAAAAACGACCGGCAACGACTTCTTGACAATTCCCATCTTAAATGACGATATTTTGTCATTCATGCTTGTAGCTGTCCATGCGAAATCATGCAGATCGTTCTCATTGATATAGATGCCATTCGCACCAAATTCAATTACCTCGTTCATATGATTGACATATCGTGCTTTTTCTATCAAGTTGCCGTCACCTCTTTTACCATTCTTGCAAATTCTCTCTTATCAACTTTCATATTCACGGATTCCATACCCTCAAGTATCAGATCCGGAAGCCGCTCTAACAGCTCATATATAAGCTCAAGCAGTGCATTGTCATTTTTGCTTCCAGATGATGACTGACCATAATCTAACGCATTCTTCATATCCTGCGCTACTCGCGAAATCCACATGCGATTCTGATGCAGCGGTACAACAGCTTCCGCTCCGTCACCTTCCAGAAGTGCAATCTCACCTTTCTCAACAACACCGCCTTTTGCATGCTTTCTAGCAGATGTAGATTTATTAGTTATTTTTGCCGTTGCGCTGCTTTTCAGCGATGACGTATCCACTTGAACATTAACATCTTGAATAAATAAATTATGCAAAAAATCCTTAAACCAACTCGCGATATTCGGCGCAACCTCTTTCAAACCTTGCCACAATTTATTCATAAGTCGTTTTCCTGCTTCCCACATTTCACCAAGGCATTCACCAATTGCTCTCACAATAGACGCTATAATCTCTGGCATTTTCGAAGCTAAAGCATTCTTTATTTCCGCAAGATTCGTAATAAGTGCCATAAACAAATCTACGCCAGCGTAAATCATATCATCCAGATGCTCAAGCAGAGCACCTGTTATAGCCTCAATAATTTGCGGCAGCGCTTTACAGATTGTATCGATAATCTGTGGTAGTGCATCAATCAAAGCTACAAGCAGTTTAATGCCCGCCTGAATAATTTCATCGATGTGCCCTAAGAGTGCCTCAATGATTCCGTTTATAATCTGTGGCAATACTGCAACAATCGACTGTATAATCTGTGGCAATGCATCAACCAACGAGGTCAATAATTCAATTCCGCACTCGATGATCATAGGTATACAAGATAATATATTTTCGACCATCTGCGTAATAATCCCCGGAAGCTCCTGAAGCAACTGCGGTACCGCCTGCAAAATTCCATTCGCTAAACCTAACAGTAACTGAATGCCAGTTTGCACAATCTGTGGCACGTTCTGAATCAATGTTGATGCAAGTTGACTTACAATTGTAATTGCTGTCGATAAAATCGTCGGAATGCCAGTTGTAAGTCCCTGTGCCAAGCTCTGTATCAACTCAATACCTGCATCGAGTATATCTGGCAATGCCTCTACAAGTCCTGATACAATCGCTCCGGCTATCGTAACAGCCGCTTCGATGATCAGTGGCAGATTGTCCACTATCACCTCAATCAGCTGATTGATAATGTCCTTAAAGCATGGTATCAGCTCTGGCACCGCCTTAAGCAATCCATCCAGCAACGCCCGGATCATGCTGGTGCCTGCTTTGATCATACTCGGTAACGTTGTTGATACGATATTCGGTACTGTCTTTGCAATAATCGGTGCAAGCTTCTCTACGAGCGTACCAACGCCCTTCAAGGCAATTTCCACTCGTGGCAGAATATTATTACCGGCAGTCGTAACGGATTCTACAAAATTATTGACAAGTACATCGAAATCCTGCGTATCATCAGCGATTCCAACGACAAGATTCTGCCATGCCGCCTTCGTCATGTTCACAGATCCCTGAATTGTTGTTGCCGCTTCCTTTGCCGTAGTGCCTGTGATACCCATTTCTGTCTGCACAACATGGATAGCATCTACGATATCCGCATATGATGATAGATCAAACTTCTGTCCTGATAGCTTCTCCGCATCTTCCAAAAGCCGCTGCATCTCTTCTTTGGTACCGCCATAACCTAACTTGAGGTTATCAAGCATAGTGTAGTTTTGCTTTGCGAATCCCTGATATGCATTCTGGATGGATTCCATTGAGGTACCCATCTTATTTGCATTATCGGACATATCCGTAATCGCTACATTTGCCTTTTCAGCCGCTGCCTTTGTGTCTCCATCCAAGCTCTGTAACAATGATGCAGAAAAACCTGTGACAGTTTCCATATATTCATTTGCAGACAATCCAGCCGTCTGATATGCGTTTGCAGCATATTTCTGTACTTCACTTGCCGAATCCTTGAACAGTGTCTCGACACCGCCGACTAACTGCTCGTAATCCGAATATGCTGTCACAGCACTCTTCACAAGCGCCGCCGTTGCTGTTGCTGCTGCCGTTGCCGCCGCAGCTCCCCACTTTGCAAATGTTCCAATGCCCTTCAGAAGAGCTTGTCCTACGCCGGATGCCTTACCCGCCACAGAATCTAAACCATCTTCTGTTTCTTCCTGTCCTTTGAGTGCGATTCGTCCAAATATCTTAAATAATTCCATCGCATTCTCCTTATACCAATTCAATGCCGAATGCATTCATTGAATTTTCCACCATCGCTTTGATCTCTTCATCGGATAGTGATTTCTGAGATGATGCCTGACCACGTACACGATTTACGAAATTCTCATAGGACTCTCCCTGCACCTTGTTCAAGAAAAACTCCCACAGCACATCCTCTTCGGTATCCTTGTTCGTCCGCTTCACAATTGAATCCACGAACTCTACCAAGCGATCTGTCGCAATCATCTCATCCAAAAATAGAAAAGGACTTGCATATCGCTTGAATAGCAAGTCCCAAAACTCTAAATCACCTACCCGATAGATTTCAAAGCAACCTTGAAAAAATCTGCGAATCCACTCTGTCTGACCACATCCATAATCATCGCAAAGAACATTCCCGGATTCATATCTTCAAGCTCCTTTACTGTCATACCTGACAGATTCGAGAGAAGCTGATAGATGTATTTCTCAGCATTCGGAAGATTCGCCAGAATAACATCGCCAATCTCAAGCGCAACACCCATACCGATCTCTTCTACATCTTCCATCGTGATATTCTGATTCTGTTTCGATTTTTCTATCAGGCGCTTAGTTGCATCCGATGAAAAGCAGTCAGAAAACTTGCTGATTTTAATACATGAAATAATTTTCATCATCGGAAAGAGATCTTTCGACTTCAATGGTCGTAATGTATACGGCTTTATCTCTTCCTGTACAGATTGTACAACTCCTTCTATTGCTTCTACCAATGTTCCCTGCATTACTTCTGTTTCTGTTGTCATTTCCTTTTCCATAGTTACTTATCCTCCTAATATTCGGTATTACGCTGCATCATCCAGCAACTGATCAACTGTATTACTCTCAACAACTTCCTTCGGCATATAGATATGATACGGAAGCACATTCGTCATAGCGCCTGCCTTGAGATCAGCATAGCAATCGAATGTCGTTGGGATTGTTGATGCCTCTTTGTTCTTCGTATCTGCCGACAAGCCAGATGTACAAAGCGCATAATCAAACAATACGATTACTGGTGTGCCATTCGTCTTGTATCCGACGCATGCGAAATTCTCGACATAATCGCTGTCTTCGATTGTTGCCTTGGATTCAATCACATCCATAGTTTCATCTACCGACGTTCCTTCCTGTCCGATTGTTGTTGCCTTCAACCATTCTTTTGTAAGCTCGACCATGTTCGTCTCAACCTTTGCCGTCTCGCCAACTTTCTGCACAAGTCCCTTCGCATTAACAAGCACACCATCCACCGAGATATTTGTAATCTCTGGAGCAATCGTGAACTTTGTACCGCCGGATGTAGCACCAAGCAAAGTACCTGTCCAGAGCTTCTTGCTTGTGTCATACTTAAAGTTTTTGTACAGCACACACGCATTCAACAGTATCCGTTTCGGTGTATCCGCTGTTACACCAGATACACACAATTCTCTCCATGTGTTTTCTGCCATTTATATCACCTTCCATTCCTTTATAGTCAGATTGATCTGAATTCTCTTCAATGTCCCATCTCCGGTCGGTACCGAAAATGCATTTGAATAAAAAACAGCCACACACGAACCATCCTGATTCATGCGTGACTGTGGTAAGAATCTCTCTATTGTTTCTTTGTCCTGCTCAAATAGAATCGGATTCCCACGTGTCCATCCATTCAATATAAATGTTGTCCCCTGACTTCCATCCTCTTCCTTTGTCGGAGAATCATCTTCCATGTACTCACCAACATAATATCGGTCTGGTATTTCGCCAACCCATTCTCCGAATTGGTATGGAATCCCGCTGGACTTCATTAGTTCACCAACATAATTTAATGCTGCTATACTCATTATTTCAACTCTCCAAATATTTCATTTGCACGATTTTGAATTGCACCATTCGTAGCCTTGAAGGCTTTTTCAAGCGGTCTGTTCGGTGTCTTACCATGTGTGAAGTGTCCATTTCCCTTCTTATCCTCATAATACCAGCCGCCTTTACGACCATTACCATTCACGGCATATTCGCCAGTACCGAACTCTTCCCAGATGGCATTTTCTTCTGGAGATCCAACTGTTGCTTCTAATTCAGATTCATCGACTACATAAGTGTATGAACCCCTTGTCTCTCCAGTATCTACTCTGGATGCATTGTGTACAGCCGTCTGCACTTCTCCTGCCGCTTCTTCAAGAAATGCAATCGCCTTTTCTCTGATTGCCTTCTTGATCCGTATAGAATTGTTCTCAAACTCTACATCGGACATATTACTGACCTCCTGTGTATTTCAGATAGATTTCCAACTGCTTATGCAGTTCCATCGGATCGTCAATCACCATGATGTCATACACCTTGTCATTGATCACCATCCGACTGTTCTCCGCCTTGATGCGGCTGTCGAGCTTCTTATAGTCTGCAAGGAACACGTGCGTAGATTCCTGAATCTTAGCATTGTATGTTGTGTACTTGCTGTCTCCTGTCGATAGATCAAGATACCCTGTTATATCATCCACAGTCTCCCATGTCTTATCGCATGAACCGATGATATTCGTCTCTGTCTTACAGAGCTGAATCTGACCGGTTATATTTCCGCCAATCATCTAATCACCATCCATTTAAAATCTCGCTTTCATATACGGCTTCAGGAATCCAAGAAGTGACTTTGGGTATCCCATAAGCGAATTATCGCCATCCATGTTGAAATACGTCACAGAATGTCGGCTAAGTGTCTCCGACTGAATACCGACCTTGTCCCGGTTCTCGATATCCCATTTCAGCATATTGGCTACACCGAGCTTCACATCCATAGGATATTTGACCTTCGTTACAAGTACGCACGTTTCATCCGAAAGTGTTTTATCGAAATCCATATGTGCGTTGTCGATATCAATATCTTCAATCATGTACAAGCCATCATTATACAGTGACTCTGATATCTGCACGGTGTCACCCACTGCAAACAGATTGGATGCGCCCTGAAGCACCCCGCTCTTAACCTCTGCATTGAAACGTCTGCTTCTGTCTTGGAAGTTGTTATTTGTGTACTTCCGTATAAGAAGCTCCAGCGCCTGAAGCTTTGCTTCAAGCACCGGATCCTTCGCAGTAATATCGATATATGATTTCAACTCTTCAACGGTCATAATCATACGATCACCGCCTTACTGCTGCTCTGTGACAGTATATCCGTCGTGTTCCTTAAACCATGATGCCATGCGCTCGCTCTCGATCACTGCCTGTCCGTTTGCGAACTGGACGCCACCGGCACCAACTCCGCAATAAGCAGGTGCATTGTTAACGACTACAAGCCACTTTTCAGTCTTTGTCTCTGTCTTTGCTGGCATATTTATCACCTATCCTCTCTTTGCTTACGCAATCTTGATGTTACGAAGTACACCTGCATGCTGTGTATTCTTCAACACGGTTGCAGCAATCATCTCAACTTCTGCGTCCTTTACTGTTCCCGGCTTGCTGAAATCAGGCAGGTACTTGTTGATAACCGAACAACCATTCAAGCTGATGCCATGGAAACCATCGTTCACATCGAACTTGACTGTATAGATGTCTGTCAGTCCTGTTGTTGCTGTCTCTGCTGATCCGATCTTTCTGCTGATTCCCTTCTTTACAACCGAATTTGCGGTCGCATCGCTTCCGCTCACAGTATAATGATTCTGCATGTCAACGAACTTGACACCATCCAGCGTTGTAATACGCTTTCCGAATGCTTCTTCGCTCTCTGTCTTATAGCCGAGCACACGAGCAACAGTCTGGATCTTTGTAATCATCTCTGTGTTCGTAAGAACAGCATCTGCAGCGGTTGTCTGGATCAGAAGCGAAAGTGCTTCATAGAACTCGTCCGCATTTGCCTTGATCTTGTCAATTGTAGACAAGTCAATGGACTTGGATGCTCCATACTCTGTTGCTGTTCCTGCAAGCATAGAATCCAGTCCCTGAAATTCTGGATGATCTGTGGATGCAGTTGTAGTTGCATCACCATTGATCAGTGTATAGTGGAATAGAGAAACAATCGCCTTGATATGTTCCTCAATCTGGTATGCAAGGTTGTCGAAGTTTCCTGCCACCATATTAAGCACTCTGTCCATCTGTACAGCACCGCCCATAATAGCAAGGTTTGCTTCGCACTCCTGCTTTGTAGCTACAGAGTTTGTATAAGAACCGCCAAGCTTACGGAATTCTGCTGTAGCTGGAAGCACCTTTCTAAGATACTTGTATTTCATTGTTGAGCCACCGCCTGATGCAGATACACAATCGTCAAACGGAAGCATCTGGAGCACGGTAGACTGTCTCAGGAAGATATCCACGATCTGTGAGAATACCTTATCGCTCATACCCTTCTTCATTTCTTCTAATGTCATTGCCATAGTATTTCACCTTTCCTTTCTTAGCCGTTCGTTGCGGCTTCATACTGCTGTTTCAGCGCTTCTGCTAAATCCTTAGGCTCTGCAGAACCGCCAGCCGGATCTCCCTTGTCCAGCTTATTCTCAATAATCTGTCGACTTCCACCTTCAGAATTCTCAAAGTGTGTTGGGAACTGCGTCTTGAGAGTAGTGAGCATATCATCCCATCCTTTGATGTTGCCATCATCGTCGATTTTGAGCTCTTCGCCCTTCTCTTTCAGCATCTCCTTAATCTTGAAGGTCATATAATCGGTATCATCCGTCTTGGCTGATAGCAAAGCGACTTTCAAAGCGGAGCTGACCTTTGTCTCTTCCAGTTCCTGCTGCAAGCGGGCATTCTCCGTCTCATACGTTGAAATCTTCTGCTGCATACCTTCATCACCCTTGGAAGCCTTCTTCAGTTCTTCAATGAGCTTATTTGCGTTGCCAATCTCCGTGTCTTTGCCGTTGATCAGACCATTCAATCTCTCGGTTTCGGAATCATACTTCTCTTTACTGATGTAATTTCCTTCCGACAGATCCGCAAATCGAACATGCTTGAGCTTGTCCTCTTCCTTCGAGTTCTGCTCATCAATCTTCGCCTGCACCTGTTTGTACAGTTCTTCTCCTAACACATCTTTCAGTTCCATAGTTTCCATCCTTTCTTGACTTTAATCGCAGTCACGCATGGCAGTTATCACTCTTGCCGGAGTAAGTATTCGTCACAGTTTAATCGCCTTAAGCCGATTTTGGGCATAAAAAAAGACCACGTTTTAATCATGGTCTAAATTACATAATTATTTTGTTACACAGAAAAAGCACCCTGCTACTGCTGAGTGCTTTCGTCTAATTTACCTTTGAACTAATATAGTTCTCATATTCTTCTGGTATTCCAATATCATATTTTTTGTAATAGTGTAAGAAATCAGCTGGAAATGTAAAATCCCCATCTTCGTATATTCCTGCTTGCGGTATTTCTTCCCCATCAAATATATCTTCGGTAGACATAGGCGCAACAGCCGAAATAGAAAGACTTTCCAGATATTTTAATATCTTATCTCTGCTAATATGATTTTTGATTTTCTTATAATCATCAAAATCATCTTCGCATTTTCCATATTTCATTCCTTTGAAAAATCCAAAAAATGTCATATTATCACCGCTTTCCTTGTGGCTTAAATGTTTTCATTGTTCCACTTCCGTCATAACCTACTTTGAAATGTCCGTCCTCATAAACATACAGCACATCTGTAGGAGCTTCTACCTCAACGCCTAGCGAATTAGCAAGCTGTTGAGCAAATCCATCATCCGATGCACCTGTACTGCATGATAACATTCGTACTTTTTGACCATTGTACTTTTCATTATGAGAAATAACTCTGGCCACATCTCTTGCAGACATATTTTTTCCTTTTTCCCCATATTCTATATAATCAGGGCTTCCATGCGCTGCAAAATCAAAATAACCGCTTTTTGCAGGTATCTTATCAAGTACCTTTCTCTCGTATGGAGTTATCATTTTATTGATATCTGCTAATGTTATTGTACCATTTTTCACGCTATTTGCAATAGCGGTTTTCTTGAAATATCTATCAGTAATTTCAAGAACTTTTTTAGAATATGTTAAATCAGTTCCGTATTTCGAAGGTAGTTCCATTCCTAATTCAACCATTTTTGCTTGCGTAAAGGCTTCTGCAAAAAACTCGTCAGGGAATTTCACTTCACTATGTTCATACGAGCTAATCCATCTTCTTGTATCATCGCCTACATCTTTTCGATATGCACTTCTAACTTTTTTTATTTCCTTCCAAAAATCTTGATTATGCGTAAGTCCACATTTATCTGCATTAGTCCCCGCTAACGTATGTGCAAACTCATGTATCGCATCTTCATTAAACGCTGAATTCAACCGCATCAGAGTACCAGGCATATTTACATCCCCTGCGGCTTTCACTGCTCCAACTGTTACCTTTTGCAGTCTTGTACGATATTCATTTGCCAAATCTGATATAATCTGTTGTTGCTGTTTATGCTTATCGGACTTTCCCTTCCAATCAAAAGAAATAACCTCTCCGTCTTTGTTTGTAGGTACTGTTTTCTTCTTATACATCGGATTGTCATCCAGCAACCGCTTATACTTCTCATATTCCTTATCGGTCATGGAATTAAGCATCTTCTCGAAGTTCTTGCCATATTTCTTCTCCATTGCCGTAACATGCTGCATATATTCGATATTCTCATCGGACCAGTATACCTTCTTCCACTCCGCATACTCTTCCGGAGATTCGAAAGCGACTGTTTCTTTCGAGAAGTTATCCATCTTCACAATACCGCAGTTAAGCGCCCATCTCGCTCTCTGATCCAGACAGCAACGGCAATTACAATCCTGTGATGGATCACCAAACAATCCCGGAGCTTCTGCCTTATATCCGGCAATCTCAAACATCTCGCCGACTTCTCGTATCTGTCCATCCAGCTCTCGGTGTTCGGATCTGGTTCTTCCGTCGAGAACTGCATTCCATTGTTTCACGACCTCTGCACCACGATCAATTGCTCTCTTTTGTGCGTCTAATGCGGCACGATTCTGTATTCGATGCCCTTCTGTCCGGGCAATCCGGATTGAATTGTTGTACGCCTTCTGGAACGGCGTATGCTTCATATTCCGTGCAAGGTTCGATGCAATGTTGCTCCATGTCATGCCCTGCGCAATTCCTCTTGATACTTCCTGTCGCACTGCTTTCTTGATTGCCTTTACATCTTCACCCATTCGGTCATACAGAGACGTGGATAGCTTGGAGTCAAGCATTACCGCCTTTGTCACAGCTTCTTGGTCTATCGGCATCACAAGCGGGATTCCCTGCCCTTGCATATCATACATAGAGCCGAGATATCCATCCTGATAACTCCGTGTCAGATAATCGGATACAGTTGCATATGAATCTGATTGCAGACTTGTAAGTGCTCCTTCCAACTGCGCCTTGATTGCTTCCTGATATTGCTTCTGATATATGATTGACTTTAAATTCTCTGGTTCAAGATCTGCCCGCATTGATAACTCCTGTATCTTTGCTTCACAATCTCTTAGAGCCTGCTCATATACACTTTTTAACTGTGCAATAACCTCTTCTTCACTATTCAGCTGTGCTTGTAGAACTTCCTTCTGTCGCTTGTTCACTCGTCACAACTCCATCCAATAGCCGCTTGGCATCCGCTGTATCTTTTTCTGCGTCCTGCGGCAGCTTGTCCTTGATCTCTTCATAGTCAATATCTAACTCATCACAAATAGCCTTGATAATCGTCTCATCATCTAATGTATCCGCTAAAGACATGATCGTGTTGATTACAACCTGATGTGCCTGCGCTTCCGTAAGCTTGATCTGTGCATTCTCCTGAGCATTGCTCATAATCACATGCTCAAACTTGAAATACACATCGGAATCCTGATAACCCTTCTTCTCTGTCTTATTGATCTCTTCAATTACAATCCGTACAAGGTGCCGGAGTAGCTTCTTCAACCGGATCTCAAGCTTATTACACTGCAGTTCCAAGAGCGAATATGCCGCCTTGATTGCAATGTTGGTCGTTGCAGCCGTATCCTTCAATCCTGCTGTATTCAGTCCCATACCGAAGCGGTAGATGTTCTTCTCATCAAGCTCCATCTTCTCTTTACGTGCCTGATACGGCACATCAACTGTCTTGATGTCGACATCGCCATTCTCTCCTGTGCCGATTATCTTCTTTGTCTTGAGATTCGTCTGCAACTCGTCCATGTTGTCGCCTTCGTATCCCTTAACCACATGCAAGGGGGTGTCGAAATCAATCAGGTTATTGGATAAGCTCGATGCCATCAGATCATAATCATCAATCAGCGGTTTAATCGGTCGCAGAGACGAATGTTGCTTCTTGTTATTATCCAGCCGGAAGAACGGAATAAATCCGAGCGATTCATAGTATGTATCATCTTCCTTCCCGCCATTCTTCTTGTACAGGATATGCGGTCTTGGATTGATCTCTACGGAATCATCAATCATGAGTTCGCCGTCGTCAACCATCGCATAGTATGTCGTGTCTTTCTCACTCCATACCTGCACACGTGTTATAACCTTGTGTCCTTTATCTATACGGTCCGTATAGTAGTAAATCACATAGGCACATCCATCGTCCGTGTCTTTCTCACGTACTTCGATAACGCCCATGGAATCAGCTGTCGCAAATGCATATCTGTCATTCGCATCTTTATATGCATATATATACGAAAATCCCTTTACCTTGCAGTCTGTGATGCACTCCGCCAGCTCATCCATGAAAATATCATTGTTATTAAAATACTTATCCATATGCTTCTGGAGCTCCGGATCGTCTGATAATACAATGCGCTCTCCGTTTCGATTGCCAGACAATATGTACTGCGTCGCTTGATCTACAAGCTCCGTAAAGAAGAGATGCGGTATCTTCACATTGCTCCGTGTCTTATCTTCAACCAGATTGCCATCTGCATTGTAATAAAATAAGCGGTACTGCTTGATGTCATTATCGCCGTCATAATACCGCTCACCGACCTTTGCAAACCGCTTCTTCTCGCTCGTCTTATCATCGTCTATGAACTTTTTAATCTCATCTACTGTAAGCACATTCTTTGCCCTTTCTAACTAAAAAATCCATGATTGACGCTTACGCCATCCTTCGATGCCATATCGAAGTGCCGCCATCGCATCATCCATGATTGGAACCGGCTCGTCAATATACTCGCCTGTTCGTTCGTCCTTTTTCCATTTCCATTGCTGCAACTCCTTAATTGTATTTACACAATGAGGGGCAACATATATTCTTCGTCGTATAATGTGGTTCTTATCGACCACACCCTTGAGCCAGTCTATCTGAGCTTTGACAGATCCGGCGGAGCCGCCCTTATCAACGCCCGTGGCACGATAGCCAGCGCCCTTCCATGTCTTGATTCTGTCTGCGGAATCGCACCACATAGGCTTATTCGTCGGTATAGCATGCTGAATCGCCAGCGGAATGATCTCTGCTGTTTCCTTCTCATGCACATATATCTCATCGAGAATGTATATATCATCATCCTTGATACCCAGAAGCAAGATAGCGTTCGCATGATTGAAACCGAAGTCCTGACCGATTGCGATATCATCATAATCATTCAGATTCTGCGATACATCTGCGATTTCCCAGTTATGAAGAATCAAGCCGCCTATCTCGCCCCATTCGCCAAGACCATATATCTTGTAGCCTTCAGGATCTACTTCTTTTCTACGCATCATACGCCGATGATACGCCGCATCAATAAAGCGGTTACCAAGATATGTACTATGGTGTGTCAGCACGTCCGGATCATATCTGTCAAAATAGACCTTCTTTATCCAATGATTCTTATTCACCGGGTTGAAGGTCATTCTAAGCTGGTAGAACTGCCCGGGCGGCAATTCCCCACGCAATCTATCATCTATAATTTCCACATCTGCCTGCGTCAGTTCTGTTGCTTCCTCGCACCACACATCTGTGAGCTTTCCCTTCTGGAATGTGATTGACTTAAGCTTCTCTCGTTGCTTATCATCATTCATTCCACGGAATATAATGCGGTTGCCATTCGCCCGACATTCAAGCGACAACGGCGATGTGGTCATCTTCCAATATCGCTCCGCCTTGTCTCCAAACATCCGATACACGGCACCTGTGAGCTCTGCATAGGTGCTGTCTCTGTTTGTGATATCTGACTTACGGACACACACAAGGTTCCTGCCCTTGTCCTTCATTAGCCGGAGAATGTAGTTCTGCGCTGTGTCAACGCTCTTTCCTGAACCGGCAGAGCCTTTCATCACAATATATCGCTTCGTGCTTCGGTCTACCTCCCGGAAACACGGATTTGCCTTTATATTCAGATTCAATCGGCATCACCGCCGGTATCTTCTTCATCTCCATAATCGATAGTCACATTCAATTCCATATCGACTTTCTCTTCCACCTTCTCGGTGTACAATCCATATCGCTTGCCCAGAAGCTCCGCCGCCTTCAGCTTGTCCTTCTCAGATGGCTCTTTCTCCATCTTCCGAGCCTTTGTGCTTCCATCGCCCAAGCCTTCAATCACAATCTCTGTCGATTTGCTCTGTCCACGAAGCACGGATGTAAGATACTTAAGTACCTCATCCTGATTGGCAATCAGTGCCGCTTCTTTCTCCGCCATCTGGTTTTCTATATATTCTCTGATTACAAGTTTTGACAAGTTTTCAGTTCCGATTCTATTTGCCGTTTTCTTCGAATACCCTGCTCTGATAGCTGCTTGTGTGGCATTCAGATCAATCAGGTATTCATCACAGAATCTCTGCTGTTTGGCTGTAAGCTTAGCCATCACAATCACCATCCTTTACAATATCCATCCAAACAAAAAGCCTACCGCACCGGAGGATATGATCAGCTAAAGAGTACGGCAGGCATAAAGCAAAAGGCACCATGCAAAATGCACGATGCCTTCAACTTCCATTTATAATACATTAACTATAACACAGATATCTCGTCTCATGTTATACAAATAAGTCAAAAAACTTACAACTTTTTCACAATCTTTATACTGATTTTAGGTGTATGCAATCAAACTATACCCTCTTTTGATGCATGACACCACATCATCAAGCAGATTTTCGTCAACAATACCCTCCAGCATATCCGCTACATCCTCTGCTACATAATCCACATCGTAGCTGTTAATGCTCCGATCTATGATGTCCGTCACAACCGCCATATCATACGGTACATCCATGCCGGCACTCTTGTATGTTTCAGCATAACTTTCCAATCTGCTCTTTAATCTTTCCGGATCAATCAACTTTCCCATAGATTTTACCACCACCCTTTATAATCTCGATCACATCATCTAAGTTAACTACAAGTTCTCCGCCCATGCCGTCATTCCCGAACCGTTCGTATGATGCTTTCTTTAAACGCTCCACGGCATCATCTGTGTCATATGCGGTCGATTGCTTGTCAATCAAATTAAACAAATCGCTTACATCGTCGCTTGTGCATATGTGGTCGCTATACATAAGTCTGCCATTTTCGTTAAAATAAGCATCAAAGTGTTTTACTAATACATTTTTTAATTCGTCCGCATCAATCAATCTCATTCTTCGCCCTCCTGTTCTTTTATCAGACAATAATTGTAAGCCATACAGCCATCACAAGTCTGTCTTTGACATCCTTCCTCTAAATAATCCGCTCCATCTTCCATATATTCAGCTTCGCTCATCTTCATCACTCCAATCCAATTTCTGTCCGCACTGATGGCAGTAAACTAAATCACTTCTGATTATTCTTCTTTCGCATACTGGGCATAACCATAATGCTGTACAACCTAAATTTGCAATATATAGTGGTTTCTTAGGAATTTGCTTTTCAAGTGCTTGTATTGCCATTCCATAAGCATTTTCAAAAGAACATCCCCATGAAGTATCACATGGGATTGCTTTACCAAGTTCATTACAATCATATTTCAGTTCTTCAATAGCTTCACTCTCTGTCATATTATCCCTCGCTTTCTTCAATACAAAAATTCCAAAACCACCGAAATGCTTTAAGAATTTGCTCTTTAGTCGTTCCATTGTGTGTTGGCATTTCTAAGAACATTTTCAATGATTCAATTTTTTCATCTTCTGAATATTTTTCAGAATTTATGTTATGAACTATTGCACAAGCAACTCCTATATTCATCTAATTTTCCTCACTTTCTGACAACTCTGGATTGTCAAATATGTTGCCGATAACTTCATAAGACCCATCTAAGCGAGCATGATAGCCTGTATATTGTTTTACACCTACAACTTTATATGCTTCGCATGTATATTTAACCTGTCCTATATGTCTATGCGATTTACCATTATCATAGTATTTACCTTTAACGATATCATTCTCCCAAATCAGCTTGCCGTTCTTGTCTTTCAAGCCTGTACATTGGCAGATGGTGGATGGGTCTACTTCACAGAAATCTATACCGGTAACGTTCCAATCATCACAAGCAGTTCCGTTATATTTTTCAATAACAAGACCGCCTATAAATATTCTCCCATTTTCAAATCCATCATCAAACAGGTAGCCTTGCACCCATTCTCCGTCACTAATCCTCTTAGCCTTGAATAAATATCTATCTTCCATATTCTCTCCTATTCTGCTTCTGACTGAAGCCATTCTTTCCAGCATTTAGAACATTCCGTTTTTTCACAGCAACAATCGCACGGAATGTCCGCATACTGTGAGGAAATACCATCTTCTCCGACAATATCTAAAAACTCTGCTAACTCTTCATCCGACATATTCCTTATTCTGTCGGCTTTGGTCTGTGACTTTGCTTTTCCAATATCACTCATATTCTCCACCTCTCAATTCTTCAAAATAGAATTTCACATCGTCCGACATATGCTTCACAATTCCAAACCGCTCCGCCACTTGATATGGTATGCTATCACGCATAAGTCTTTTGTGTATTTCAGACAAGTAATTTCTAAATCCCTCAATATCTAAAGTGGCTTTATAGTGATTACAGCTCCTACAAGCAGGCATATAATTTGAAACGTCGTCTGATCCGCCTATTCTAAGCGGTGTTGCATGGTCTATCTGCATATCTTTGTAAGATATTTCTGTACCACAGTAAGCGCAATGTCCGTTATACATAAGATATACAGATTGTCTCACTTTTTTAGGTATTGCTTTTCGTTTATTCATTTTTACCTCTCAATTCTTTCAGTTTTTCTTCGGCTTCGGATTTCGTGAGAAATACTGTTTTACCAATATTCTCTAGAAAATAACAACTCTCACCCATGTCATCATCATTGATAGCATCAATTCTTATGACTGTTCTGTCTTTATGAAGCTGCTTAATATATAGCTGCAAAACACGCATCATAATAACCGGCTCTTTTGCTCCTTTATTTACCCGGTACAAAGTATCTCCCACCTTGCAAGGTAATTTAACAAGTCTGCCCTGCTCCTCTAAGTCCTCATAATCTCCAAGCTTCTCGCAAACACTTGTCATAATCTCACAGTCATCGCATTTGCTACTCGCCCCCAATCCGTTACACTTTTCAAAGCATTTCGGATAGTAGTGACCTCCACTGTCATTTTTCTTCGTTAATCTCTCCATATCATCACTCCTCTTCAAACATTTTATTTATTTCTTCATCGCTCATAATCGGAACGCTCTGTTTTTGACGTTCTGCAAGCGAATCTAACTGCATATCGGTTACGGATTTAGACTTTGCATCTTCGGATATATGTCTGCTGCTATAATCATTTTTAAGTCCATATACATCCGACCAACAATGATCTACCGACTGATTCAGAATCTTAATCGCTAATCTGGTATCTCCGCCGGACAATCTTTCAATTTTATTTTTCATACGCGTAAGTGCCTGTTTCGTAGCAATCGGCTTTTTAATCTTCTTACGCATATCCAAAAATTCAGCGAATGCAGAATTAAGATCGGGATCGTCATAATGTGTCGTTTTCGCCCCTATATTATTCTTATATTCTTTACTTCTTATATTCTTTACTTCTTTTATAATAGGGAGGTTCGTTATCTGTTCGTTATCTGATTGCATTTTGATTGCATCGGTGCTTGTGGTTTCATCGCATTTTTGCTTGTTATCTGATTGATACAAATTGTAATTTTTTATAGTAAATACGCTATATTTACTATGTGCTTTGCTTGTTATTTCGCCTGTGCTTTTAAGGTGCTTTAGCGCGTTGCGAATTTCATTGTCAGTTAAGCCTGTTTCAGATGCCAATTTTGATATGGAAGATGGAAAAGAACCACGCTCGATCAGTTCGCCTTTATAGTACCCATCTTTCCAATATGCAGACACAAGCATGTAAAAAAACAACCTAAATGTGTTGAAATCATCCCACCATTCCCATTCAAGAATCTTTCGATCTATCTTTACAAAGTTTCCCATAAAATCATCACTCCTCAAAGATTTCTATGTATTTTTCAAATCTTCTGCAATTTTAAGAAGATCATCACGCGTAAGATTCTTGCATTCTCCGGTGTAATATCCGCAAAGTTTATCTGCTGCTTTGATAACATCGTCAATCGCTTTATCGTAAATATCTTCAACTGTATTTACATCGTATGCATCACACAATGCCTGATGCTGTTCTCTGTATGCTTTCAGTTCTTCCAGCCATTCTGCAACTTGCCTATATTCTTTGTTTAATTTTTCAGCAATATCAGGGTCTCTTGAAAATATAATATGCCCCTTTTCTGCCAAGGCTTTAAATCTTTCTATTGATTCATCAATCGTCATTATCTACCACACCTCCACTTCTTAACTTCTTTATTTCTTCCTTGATATAGTTAAGCGTTGCATTTGCGCAAGCAAGCGTTTCTTTTGTACCACCGCAAAAGTCTATATCATTCAGCATATTCATTACATCGTCAATCGCCTTGTCATATCCATTCAGCGCATTCTTAATTGTTTCCGTCTCTTGCCTGGAAAAGCAATATCTGTAATCATCACCGCCCTCATGGTAAGATATCAAATGCCTGTCAAACTCTTCTGCATTCATTGACTATACACCGACTTCCCACGCTTTAAGCATTGATTTCTTGCTATCTATCGAAGTCTCGTTGTAATGGCATCCAAGTTCCCAATAATACTGATTCTCCGGTGTGTAAATCGTAACCTGTGACATATAATCACGTATCATAGCCATAGCCTTATCTTTCCGCTTTTTATCAAGAAAGATAATCGGTCGTATTCCGTACCGTTTCTTATATGACTTTTTCCACTTCCTATGATTCATCACTCTTCATCCTCCCGACACATCTATCCTGCTTCTTACATACATAATTCTGAATCTCGCTATCAGATACTCCGTACACCTGTTTCAGAATATCCATACAGATCATAACGTCAGCCATCTCTTCAATAAGATTGTCTCTATTATCTTTGCCACGCTTCATTTTGCTAATTGCCTGTATAAGCTCCGAACACTCTTCCATGCATACAGTAGTCTGCAAATCGGAGCCATAATGCTCAATACTTTTTTTCACTACGTTTGAATCAATAATAATCACTTTAATCTCACATCCTTTTCATTCATGCGGATTGAATACTCCAATCCGCACTCTTCTTTTAATATTGATATCTGATCGTTCCAATCGGTATAGTTTTCACCGATACACTCTGCCTTGAAATTAAACCGCTTCTTAAACCTATTTAAACGTTCTCTACCGAATCCAAATTCATCATGCAGTGTTACAGATGCAAGAATCAGAATCGTGTCAAGCATCATGTTCTTGGCATTATCCGTAAACTCCTGCAATGCCTTATCATCAATCCGCACAGGTATGTTATATGCTCCACGCTTCTTTAAATCGGATTCTAAGGCATCTAAGCCGTGTTCCCTTGCGTATCTAAGTGCATAAGACATTCCCTCACGTCTCGCCTGTTCTTCTTTGCTTTTGCTCATTTTCAATCACACTCCTAATTTTCTTTGTGACGTTTTCTCTTGTACCGCTCATATTGTTCCTTATGCATATCTTTCAAAGAATTATGTACAAACTTCTGCTGTCGAATACTCTCTTTAAATTCCTCATTTGCTTCTGTATATGCCTTATACATGTCGCATATTCCATGACAACCGATATGCTTATCAGAACAACCCATGCACGGTGCTGTTGGTTTTATCATTTAATCACTCCTGCTCAATGTTCAAATTCCTAAACATGGCACACATAACATCTACAACGATGCTATTGCCAAATTGCTTATATAACTGTGTGTTACTGTTGACTGCTGCCATTTTGTCAATATCTTCATCAGATACACCCATCAGCCTTCCACATTCTCTCGGTGTTAGCTTTCTGATACGATATTGGTTAATCATCACTCGGTTGTTGTGCCTTGGACTACTTCCATCCGTTGTTAGAGTTCCGAAAGTTTCTTTACGCACACTCATGTTCTGTTCGTCAATAGCAAGAACACTTTCAAGTATCATGTTGTCTTTCTGTACACTTGTCAAGCAATTACTTGTACCTTGTATATTTACCTCTAATCTCTGTTCTATTGGAATTCCTGTGGTTCTATCCGACGGATTATCTGGATTTCTACCACGCATAGCAACTATACACATATTGTCTTTGTGTGCACCTATTCCCTTATAATATCTCGATGTTACTGTGCTTTCGGTAGGGGTATCAATGTCGCATATTTTGGCATTATCTAAGCTATCCAAATGTCCTTCTGGCATTTTATTCAATTTGCACGGAATTTGCTCACATATTTTAATCTGTTGTGTTCCACCACAAGTAATTGTTGTGATACTAGGAGACAGACCATTTTCGTTGTAAACCGTGTTAGATTGATGTTTTCCTGTTCCATTATCCATAAATCCTAATTCCTCTACGATTACTTTAGGCTCCTGGTTTCCACCTTGCATTGTACTAAATGTTGGGGTGACCCCCACATTATAAATTCTGTTAGTGCTTTCAAATTTGCTTTGAAATGAACCTATAACTTTAACTTCTTGCATTCAATCACTCCTGTATTTAATGATGCATATTTTCCTATTGCATTTCCATCTTTTGAAATATGAGACAAAATGCAATTAGCAATAATCTTTTCTTTTGGATTGTTAATTGACAAATCAACCGCTTTCAACAATACAGTTTCCGTCCGACCGCAAATTTGAGATTCCTGCGTCATATCTTGCTTTGATACAGTTTGCAACTTCTCTTTGCTGCGGCTTATTGATTGTTCCATCAACGCAAGTCTGTCTGTCTGTCTGTCAAGATTGTGTTGTGGTAATGTACCGTTGTCAATAAGCTGTTTTATCAGCTTGTCAGCCTTTTCATTGTTGATGTAATACTTCTCGTCTACATTATCCTCTAGGTAGTCTTTGAGTTTCTTTTTAAGTGGTATAGGGTTCGGAAAATTATATGAATAATTCCCTAAGAATGAAAACATAAAACATCTGTTTCTATTTTGTGCTACCGCATAATTTTTAGCATTCAAATCTTTCCAATAGTTCGTGTAGCCTAAACTTTCCAAAAATTCCAACCACTTTTTAAAATCATCAATATTTTTCTTGCCGTGTACTTGTGGTACATTTTCCATGAATAAAATTTGCGGCAACTCTCCTCCACCATCTCTGATTTCTGTCAGTATTCTTTCAACTTCCCACAAAAGACCTGATCGTGTACCGCTGCCCTTAGACATTCCGGCTTGCTTCCCGGCAACAGACAGGTCCGTACACGGAAAAGAGTAAGTAAGTAAGTAAAGGTTTCTGTATCGCAAATATTCAAATCTTCTGCATGAACCTTAGTTATATCCATTGTAGGAAAATTCGTTCCATGTACTGCGTTATAGCTTGCAATAGCATACTTATCAAATTCCACAACCCTGTAATGCTCAAATTTTGCACCTATTCTTTTTAAAGCCATTGCTTGACTTCCGTAGCCGGCGAATAATTCTATTAAGCGAATAGGCTTTGTTATGCTGATTGGTTCTCTTGTGAAGTCAAATATGCTCATTTGATTATCACAAGAGTAATTTTCAAAATTCATACAACATCACCTCACATAAAATCACTTAATCTCATTTGTGCCATTTCGGTATCTAACCTCTGCTTTGATGCCTTGTAATAGTATTTGTCAAGCTCAAATCCAACAAATTTATGATTTGCGTTATAGCAAGCTATCAGACTGCTTGCACTGCCTACATGAGTATCAAGTATAATGTCATTAGGCTTTGCGTATCTGCTTAATAACCATTCATATAACGCAACTGGTTTCTGCGTTGGGTGTATGCGCTTTTCGTTCAATCTTTTATTACCCTGCTGGGTAGTACCTTCAGTAATTGATTTTCCTTGGAACATTCCTCGCCACATATAGCGAAAAATATCAACCCTATCATTCATACTGCAGTATGCTATTTCTGCGTCTGACTGGTCGCTTCCATCGTTGCATTTATCCCAAACGATACGACCACCTATTAGCGGATGATCAAAGTAATTGCAGCCAAAAATAATTTGATTTTTTGAAACCCTCATAAGTTCATTGAAGTAATCTTCTGAAGGGGGATCGTTATCCCAATTCCGATTTCCGTACTGCCCATCTTTTACGAATATTTTACTTCCGTTTTTCTGCCTAACATATCCGCTTCTATTTCTTCCACCGTGTTCCTTTCTCCCATATGGTGGGTCTACAATCGCAAGGTCAAAATATTTGTCAGGAAATTCTTTCATTCCTTGTATACAATCCATGTTATAATATCCAAAATCTAACATTTTTTACCAAAAGGAAACCTAGGTTTTATGCGCGCGTCCTGTTCCTTTCTTTGATTTTTAGTTAGTGCATACCCATACTCCCAAAATCTTCTAATGGGTAATCGTGTTTGTGGTCGTTTGCAAATACTTTAATTAAGCACTCTCCCGATTCTTGACCAAACTCGCATTCTTTACATCTGAATATCAAATCTTTCTGCCTGTCGGTCTCTGCGCAATTCATGCACCAATTTTTAGTAAAAATATCAAGTCCGTGTATCGCTTCTGTTATGTTATCTTCGTTTTCTCTTGTTAAATTCACTCTGAATCACCCGCTTTCATAAATACAACCCAATGCGTATCTGCTCTTTTGTTCCCGAATATAGGCTTGCTGCTAAAGCATTTTAAAACTTCCGATAATTTTATTTGCTGTTCGTTCCATTTAAAAATCAATGTTCCGTATGGTTTCAGAACCCTCATACATTCATCGAATCCTTGTTTTAAATCCTGTGGCCAAGTATCAGATAGCTTTCCATATTTCTTGGCCAACCAAGATTTTTCACCAACTCTTAACAAGTGCGGTGGGTCAAACACAACCATGGAAAACGTATTATCATCAAATGGAATGTTCCGAAAATCTGCTACTATGTCAGGCTTTATTTTTAATTTACGGCCATCACAAAGAGTATCTTCTAACTCTCTACAATCCATAAAGCATACATTAGGATTTTCTTTATCAAAATAAAACATCTTACTTCCACAGCAAACATCTAATATAGGCTTATTCAATCGCTTTCACCCTCCTTTAATAAATCCATAAACTTTTCATACTGTTTCTGCGACACCTTATTATGCTCTTTTTCTGGCTTTAAGCGGATTATAAGGTGCTTTTCAGCGATAGAGGATAATTCCCTCGCTAACACTTTTTTGCCTTGCTGTACGCCCTGCATATAGCCTTTAGGTGCCTTTCTCTCGCCTATTGAACCGCTTGCACGATTTTCTCCTTGGCCGCCTAAACTGACATTTCTAAGCTGATAACCTTTATCGGCGTATAATCTGATATACTTTTTTTCCGCTTCGTCAAGCTGTGAAGCCGGAAGATTCATAAATTCAACTCGCCATCCGTAAGGGTTTTTCTCTGCATCGTACAATCCGTGTGATCTGATACTTAAATCTATGTGTTGCTGATAACCGGATAAATGACTTGCCAATCTGCTGATTACATGTACCGCCTGCCCGATGTACGCAAACTTGAATCCGTTTTCATCCTCTCGAAGCAAGAAATATATACCGCTCTTGTCATTCAACTTAGGATTCACTTTGAGAAGTCTGTCTTTGTTATTTTTCTCAATCGCATACACTTGTCTGTAATTCGTAGCCACTTATGCCTCACACTCCTTTAAGTCGCTTGCTATCTGGTCTAAATCAGATACAATCTGTGCAAAGCAATCCGTTGGGTTCTCGCTCACAAGGTCTTTAATCGCCTGTACAACGTCGTCAACGCCTTGATTGTACTGATTCTGCTCGTCAATATTTACCACATTTTTCACTCTCCTTTATCCCTGCCGCCCACCACTTATAAAATTTAATATTTAATATTGAAATGTCCGTGTTCATTTACCCAATCAATAGCTTCCGCGTAGGTAATGCCGTTGTTTTTCAGAACGTACAGAAGGTTATGGAATTTAGGATGCGTTTGCTTTAAGCGTTCAAATCTGCTTTCCTTTTCTAAGTGACATCCGAATCCACACAGAACACATCCGGTTCTATCGCATCCGGTAGTATGTAAAATCGGTCTACCTAGTTCAAATTCTTCCATATCCATAAAATCTGAAAGATTAGTCTGCCCGGTCTCTTCATCATCTGTAACCACATCACCATAAACAGAACATATCGGCAAATTATTTTCTTTGATGTAAAGCAATACATCTTGTTCCGTCCAAAAGCTCATAGGGTTGCTGTGTGGTCTTTTTACATTGAAAGCATTACACCCATCCTGTAACCATTTCTGTGTACGCATAGTGCTTTCGCTTGCCATAACAGCTAAAATAGGTTTTCTTTTCGTTTGCTTTTCATAAGCAAATGCAGGTTTATGTTTCATTTCCATACAGCACATATCGCTTATATCAAATGGTGCATCAAGAAAGAATTTATATTTTTCTTGATTAAACTGACTATAATTTCCTTTTCTGTCTTTCAATTCTCCATTTAATCTGCGTAACCTATATTCTGAACCGCTAGGGATAACTCCCATCTGCAAACTCTTGTACTGTTCGTTCTGCTTGTCTATTCTCCTGTCTATTCCTAGCAGATCTGCCATGTAGCAAGCATACGGGACTGTCTGTCTGTCTGTCTGTCTGTCTGTCTGTCTGTTAAGATTGTGTTATTACATTTTTGGCTGTCAAGGTATTTAACGTATTTTCTTGCACCACTAACGCAATTTGAAACTTCTTTGCTTATCATTGGGAAACCATACTTTTCGCAAACTTCCGAAAATGAAATTTTTGGTTTCAAAACAATCAAATTTTGAAATGTCTGCGCAAATTTCTTTAATTCCGGATATTGCGTTGGAACATCGACAAACACCAACGGAATATCTTTATATTTGCAAACGTTTCGCACAATGTCTACCAATACTGTGCTGTCTTTCCCACCACTGAAACTGACGTAAACGCCTTCTTCTCCAAACCGATCGACCCATTCAGTTATCCTTCGTGCTGTCATTTTAATTTTTGCAGAAAGAGGAAGTGATTGCATCTGATACAAGTCTGTCATTGTATGTTTATTACCCATATCATCAACTCCTACTTAAATGGTAAATCGTTGCCTGTCAATCCTGTCGGAATATCCATGAATCCGGCATCGGAAGGCATCGGCTTCGGTGCATCCTGTGTATTACCGCCCTGCCTACTTTCGCAAAATTCGTGTTCTTCGACAACAACGTCTGTCGTGTACACCTTATTTCCGTCTTTGTTCGTGTAACTTCCTGTCTGGATGCGTCCTACAATCGCAATCTTTGTCCCCTGCTTCAAATACTTTTCTGCAAACTCGGCGTTCTTTCCGAAAGCAATGCAGCTAATAAAATCTGCGTTCTGTTCGTTCCCAGAATTGTCTTTTCTCTGAAATCTACGATCAACTGCAAGTGTATATCTTGCGATTGCCAACGGTTCTGATGCCTGTGTGTATCTGATTTCCGGGTCGCGGGTCAATCGACCCATCAAAATTACTTTGTTCATGTTTAATACCTCCATCTCTAATATGTTAAATCATCATATTCATTGCCCTTGACAATGAAATCCTCTGCATACGTCATTTCGTATGAAATTCCTGTCTCTTTACATTTGAACTCGAAACACGCTGCACTTGCAATCCACCGGCACACATACCGCTTGCCGTTCTTATCTTCGCAAATATCGTGTTCATAGATAAGCTCTCCATCTGTGTCTCTGCGTCCGGTACATCGGCAAATCGTGTCCTTGTCAATGATGTGTGCCATATCCATGAGAAGTTCCTTCGCAGATCGCATACATGCTCCCTCTGATTTCTCGATAATGAATACAAAATTGTCTTTCCAATCCTGTATCACAATGCCGCCATATACCCATTCTTTATTGTCTGCATCAATGGCTTTGCACTGCATAGCATCCTGTTTCATTCCCATTTCATAATTCCTTTCACACCAACAATCTTGGCAATAATCGTTATCGCCATCGTGAATAAACTTTTCTGCATCGGTTGTTGTCTCACCGCATCTGTCACACTCAAACACGTAATAGTCATTCTGCCTACCACAGTTAATGCAACCTTGCGGACATCCAACGCAATCATTTTCTTTCCATCGGCTCATCCACAACACCTCTCTTGTATTTTTCACCAAGCTTTAGCTTAACTCTAAGCTTATTTACTTCTCCTTTAAGCTTCGCATTTTCAATTGCTAAATCTTTTAATGGTTCTGTCGTCAAAGAGGTGATTTTGTTTTCATATTCAAAGACATCATATAAAGATGTTTCGATCATGTGTCGATTCATGCTGTAATACTTGGCAATCAACCCTTTAATTGTGTTTATATCCGATTCTTCCCCGGACAAATTATTTATTGCTGACTGATATTTTTCTATTTCTTCATGCAAATTTTCTTTCATCGTTTTATCTCCTTACATCAAAATTATCTGCATTTGACACATTCAATGGAACCGTTCTGTCCTGAATAACCCTACCATGCTTGATACGTGTAAGAAGTCCAAGTTCCAATCCGTTGTGTGGTCTCCACAGATGCAAGCAATTATCAACCATGTTTACATACTCACTCTTCTTTGGCATGATCTGATATGCTTCCTCTTCATCGTCGAAAAACGCATCTTTCAGCTCGCACATTGCATTCCAATCAGGTAAACGTCCGTTATACGGACAGAAACTTACATGTTCATAACCTCTTTCATTGTTAGAGAAAACAACGCTGCCCTTATACTTTCCGACCATGATTTCTGCGCTGTACGTATTGATGTCGATTTTCTTCACGTAGGAAAGAGTTTTCTTAATCTCTTCAATATCTTTCATGCTGTCACTCCTTTTTATTCTCTGTAACCGTCATATATTTCAATAAACGGTTCTTTCGTTCCGATGAAATCTTCTCCGACAACAATCTCGCCTGAAAGTTTTGCAAGTTCCATAAGTTCTTCTGTGCTTTCAACTTCGACATAAGCATCGCCATCCACAATTTCAACCTTATCCTTTAACTGTGGATATTTTATTAAAATAGGTTCTGCATCAATAATTGACGTTGTTATCAATCTAAATCTCATTTAATACTCCTCCCTTAAAACGGACATTCATTCGGATTCCGTAGCAACCATTCCCTGTTACGCTCTGCAACTTCCACATTCACATTTGGAACAGTTTTTTTCATCTTCTCAATGAATAAATTCTTATCAGCATTATTCTTCGATAAATGGCACATAATCACATTTTGCAAATCCTTTGAATTGTTCGCTTTCACAAAATCGCAAGCCGTGTCAATGCTCATATGCCCCCGATATACGTGGTTTACCTTTGCGGAATCTTCATTGTCGATTAAATCCTTGTCATAGTTCACACCTAAGAGAATGTGAGTTATGCCTTTGAATCGCCACTTAATTAAATTTGTGTCGGTTATATAAAGCATTCTCCCCATCTCTGGGTGAGTTATCAAAAATCCATAACAAGGACATTCGCTACCATCTGCATTTGTGTGTGTCCATCTGCCGTCTAATGTTGTTAGGTCAAATGGCTGTACTCTAAAATCTCCATTTCCAATCTTCATAGGTTTTTCGCTTATGTATGGTGCAAATACAGGTATTCCCATATTCTCAAAATCTTTTACCGACTTGCTATGGTCTGAATGAACGTGGCTGACTATGCAGCCAACCACGTTTCTTATGTTCCAATTCAAGCCTTTCTTAATCTCCTTAATCGGTATTCCGCAATCAAGGATAAGCGTTTCTCCACTTTCGGAAGTTAATGTGTAGCAGTTCCCGGAACTTCCTGTTGCGATACATTTAAGTTTCATCATTTCACACCTACTGTCATAATCGCTGGATTTACAACTCCGTCTCCGTCATAGTCATACTCTTTGTTATGCCACTTTCTCAAATACTCTCCGTATTCCCAGCACTGTGAAAGAATACTAACTGCGCATCCGTACATAAATCCTGTTATGCCCTCTGTGTCTGCTTCATGGCTCAATCTGTCTGCATTATCAACAAAGCACTTCGTAACATCATTGCTCTTGCCAATTTCTGCTTCTAACAGTTCAGCCCACCTTTCAGCATAATTGAAGCAAGCTCTGCTGTATTCGTCACTATTCTTGTCGTACCAATCCTTGTATTCTTTCTCTTTACCTTTAATAATTTTCATACTCACACCTCGATTTCATCATCCTGTGGGAACTGAAAATACTCGCTCGTTACCTCTTTGAATTTTTCACTGCTTAAAAGGCCCATAGCTCCTTGAAAAGTATTTGTCGTGGCTGTGTGATGATAAAACTCATTATTGCAATATGCTTCTCTAAGCATTGCCATAGCCTTAGTCGCCTTTTCTTTGGTTGAATATTCAGCTGCAGCGTCAATCTCCGTGCCCCCATATAATTGTATTTCTACGCAAGTATTTCTTTTTACACTGTTTTCATACAGAAAAACCAAACTGTTATCGTACGGAAAATCCATTGTTCCGTTCTGCGAAATTACTCTCATCCTTACTCTCCCTTCATAAACTCCGGCTCTGCCGATTCTTCGCTCACGATTTCTGAATCTACAACATCCTCGTCAAAGTCAACGGAATTGGCGTTTTCTTCAATCTCACTTTTTGAAATCTGATATACCTCGTCCATTTCCATCTGTGCCTGTCTCGCCATAGGATCGTAATTCTTTGGATATTTTTTCGTCGCATTGTTGCACATTTTACGGACAATCATGCTTTCCGGCGTATCAAGCCATGCGCCGCTGATATATGGTCTTGCAATCTCGCATTTAAGCATTTCATCAACGGTTTTGCATAATCTAAGAGCATTAAGAATCTCTTCTTTTTTTGCCTTAATCTCCGATTTCTGTTTTTCCGTTGCTTTATATCTATCAGCACAAATTCCAAAAGTAACATTCATCAAGTTTTGCTTAACATGCGCCATAAGATTGATTTTTACGCTGTCGCGGTCTGCCGAAAGATATGTGATATTTCCATCATTCAACTTCACAGGATATACAACCCTGACAGCCTTATCTGACAAGAATTTTTCTTCCCATTCCGGTTCTGTAACTGTAAGTCCTTTGTGTTTTGGTGGGATATATACATCTCCTTCCTTAATTACCCAATATGGATATACCTGTTTTACATCCTTGCCATAATTAGCAAGCAATGAATCGTAGCCGCTGCCCTCGATTCCCATTTCTACCTGTTTCTGCCAAACATCCTTCCCTGTCTGAGGATCAGTTCCAACTTTTACATTTCGTAACTGAAAATAACACTCTCTTGGATATGCGCTTGCATTCAATTTAAGAGATGCACAACGCTTTACAATCCCTCTTAAATTGCTTGTATCAAGGGTTCCCATACCGCTAACCTTTGGGTCGTTTTTGACAAGGTTGTAAATACTTGTCATTGCTTCCATAGCGCACTCTTTCGAGTAATCATCCATCTTCATCCCGCAAGATTTATAATCTTCAATAATCAATCCTGTCATTGCATTGCTCCACTCACTTAACGAAGTGGTAAATTCTTTCTTCTCTGCTACCTGCGTATTCTCTGCCATATTACTTTCCCTCCTAATCTTCTTTTACTTCCATTGCCCTAACATAGCTTCCACTACCCAAATAATCTTTCACGGCTTCGAAATTCTTTAATGGCGGAAACACAATAGGGTATTTAAGTCCATTTATCTTCACACGGCCATTCACAAATTCGTAAATATGTCCGGCTTCAAATGTAAAAGAATTGCTATCGACAACAAAAATCTTTCCGTTGTAATACTGCTCCTGTTCTACAAGATCAATCATTTCGTCATTGCACCAATATCCATGATTCTTCACGCAATGACCGAAGCAATCATGGAATTTAGGTGATTCTTCGTCAAACTCAACCGCATAATCAAGGGCGTCCTGATTGTCCTTTTCGATATACTCAACTACTCCTATTCTGCCCCAAAAATTCCGCCCAAGCTCCATAGGATTCACAAGCTTCACTCTGTCTCCAACCTTAAATTTACTCATAATCTCATTCCTCCATGTTCTTAATAATCAGTTTCTTGTCGTCAGTTCTACGAATAACAATCAACTGTGTGTCAATCTCCGGTATTCTCCATGCATCCAGGGATTCCGTATCGTCAATAATGATTGGCATTTCCACGTCATTCTTACGCTGGAATGCACGACAAATATCAATCTCTGTAAGCAACTTTGCGCCGTGGTTCATGTTGCGGTTATATGGTTCTCCCTTATACACGAACTCACAGCACTCTTCTGTATCTCCGTTGATAAGCGGTCTGAATAACCGCACTTTGCAAAACTCCAAATACTGATTTACATTTTCCGAAAGAATCTCATTTTTCTTTCGGTCGAGTTTCTTCAATAAATCAAGGATTGATTCCTGATCGGCGATCTTCTGTTGCGTGTCTCTCTGCTGTTCACGAAGCTGTGATATCTGATTGTCAATATAATCATTGACCGATGACTTTCCGATTTTCTCCGTCACATCCAACAGATCATGTTGCAGTTTTTTAAGTTCCTCTTTCAAAGAATCGGTCAAATTTGAACCAATCGCTTCCTTATTATAAAGAGCTTCTTTTTCGTCCAATTCCAACTTGACTTTCTTGTATTCGGAAGTGTTCGTAATATCAACGCACACCGGCATACCATCTATACGATTGTTCAGCGAATCATATTCGATCTGTAAATCTGATACCTTCTTGCCAAGTCGCTGTATTTGCTTCTCTGTCTGTTCAATCTCTGCCTTGCAGCGTTCAAGTTCCGATTTCTCGAAGTTCCCACTTGCAACAATGTTGTCAAGTCTCTGTTTCTTTGTCTCTTCGTACCTCTCCCGGATTTCGTCGGCATTATCCAGCTCTCTATGGCAAGTAGGGCAGATTGTGTCATTCTCTCCGATTGTCTCTGTGTTGGTCCGCTTCCAATCTTCTGCATATTGCTCACGAAGAGCAACATGTCGCTTAAATTCCGATTCAAGGCTCTCTTTCTTGCGCAACAGATCATTCTGAATGTTCTTCTGTGCAATCAGTTCCTTATTTGCATCAAAAGACTTCTGTGTAAGCTCCGCTCTCGTATTATCAAGATTCTCGTTCGCCTTATTTTGCAAACCGGACAGTTCAAATTTAAGGTTCAAAATCTCCTGTCCTAATGCGTCATGCTCCGCCGATGCATCCTTGATTTTTCCGTTTACAACTTCGATTTTGGATTCAATGTCCGACTTCATAGACTGCAACTGCGACACGTCAATATCCGTCTTTTGCTTCATCAATTCGTCGATACGTGGTGCATATTCATCTGCGATCTGCCGAAGTCCTTTAGACGATGATTTTCCACGCGAACCATTCAGAGTACGATTGCAACGCTCCTTTAATTCCTTGATTGTTCCATCCTCAAGCATCGGTAATATAGATGCAAACTGTTCATCTTCCTGTGCGATATCTAATGTAGTTTTATCTCCAAACGTTTTTTCAAGCACTGTTCTCTGATCTGGTGGTGCCTTCTTCAGTAACGATTGTGCATTCAAACAATATTGAAGTCTGTCAGCATCCAAGAACTCATCTGTCAGAAACTCTGCGTAATCCTTTGTTTTCTTTAGTATTCCGTTAACGTATGGATCAGCATTATTTCCCTCAAAATCTCCATTCTTATTAAGTCTCTCATAAAAAACCTTTTTCAGTTCTTTCTCTGTGCCATCTATCTCAAACGTAACTGCGCACGTTGTCTCGATTCCTGAATAATCATTTCCGGATTCATCATGTGGTCGGATTCCTGTGATTTCCTTGCCGTTATCATCCCGGCAATTAAGCACATACTGCACAGCGCGCTTGATGGTTGTCTTGCCGGATTCATTCACTCCGCAAATCTCTGTTCTTTCGGAAATGTCAGCATCAACAGTATTCGCACCGAAGAATTTACCAAAATTCTGCAAAAAAATATGCTTAATTCTTATCTTCTTCATGTTGAATCTCCTTTCTCATAATTTCGTCGATTGCGCTAAACGTAAGATCATACGAAACCTTATTCAGCCGATCTCTGAATTTTTCGTCTGTAATCGACCGACCAAGAATCATTGACCCGATCAATCGTGTTGTAATCTCGGCATCTGCGCCACCTCTTACCGCTCCGGCATACAATTTGAACATCGGGAAATCCTTAAATTCCTCTGCCAAGGTATCAACGGATGCGTCCTTCGTGTTCTCGACATACTCCGCCAATCCTTCCTCGAAAGAAACAGCCTCGTTCAGTTCATCTTCTAAGTTCAGTTTGTTCAAATCGAACATATTCTTTACTTCTCCCATTTCTTTTATTTCTCCCTTCCATTTTTCTATAAATTCTTAATGCTTTGTCGATTTTGTCATAGTTCCAATATCCATAGATCATAAGTACCATTCCGATAATTAAGATAATCTTCGGAACCAACTGAAACTCATCCGAAATCGAATATGCGCCCGCAAGTGCCATAATGCTTCCAGCAACCACGTATGGGTTGAATCTGCTCATTTTCTCGCCCTCCGAATGTAATTGTCAACGGTTACTCTTCTTCCTGTGTCCTTGTGAACCAAGAACAAATGGAGCTCCGTTTCTCTTCTTACCATCCATTCATCTACGTTATAGCCTTGCGAATGAACGATTTCTTTCTGTGTTCTTGTAAGTTTCTTGGGTTGCTTCACTACACATTCTCCTTCCCTAAAAATTTGTTGACAAAGTACAACTGCCCTTTGCCAGTAATCTTAGTTGTGCGTGTAATTCTTACGCTTCCATCAGGGTTCTGCACGTTGCTTTCTTTCACTTCAAACAATCCCTGTTCGACATATCTCTGCATCGGCATATTGCGTGACGAACCGCTCTTACACAGATATCCGTTGCTCCGAAGCCATTCAAACAACCTCTTCTGCCCGATCTGATAACCATTCTGGCAAATCAGCTTCGCCAAATCTCCGATAAGGATAGATGTCCGGCTTGTTGCCACCGCATCTGCAAATATCGCTTTCGGTTTCATCTGCTCAATTCTTGCCTGTTTCTGCTCGATAATCTTGTCTCTTTCGGCGATCTTGTTATGTGCCACAAGCAACGCCTTTGAAAGCAATTCATCGTCAGATAGTGTTTCTTGCCCGGCTATATATCCGCCATTCTTACGGATTGACGGAAGAACCTCTGACGTTACCCATTTGCGAAATTTCTTTGCGTTTGGTTTGTCGCTTCTTAATATAACTGCGTACAGACCGCTTTCTGTAATAAACCATGTTTCTCCTTGACGGGGTAAGTCTAACTTACACCGTTCGTCATCATCTAATCTCGCAGAGACAACACGGCTGTTTGAAAGTTCTAATGCCTTGCACACATCAGGCAAGCAAAACATAGGTTCATTATTCGCTAATACTGTTCGGATTTCTCCAAATTCTTCATTATTAAAAATCTGTAATTCGTTCATGTTTCTCCTTTCTTGTGTTATAATTCCCTTATCAAGCAAGGGAAGGTGGTGCAATATGGATAGTAGTTGTTCTGAAACATTTGCGACATACGAAACTGTCAGCAAAGGAACGTATGTGTGTATGCAATGTGGCGGAGAAAACCAAAGTGGAATTATCACCATAAAGCATAGCGGCGAAATGTTGCCAGAATGCAAAGAGTGCGGATATACTACATGGCTTAAAGTAATGTAGGATTTTTGAACACTCTTTTTTCTTCTGCGAGCGTTTGGTCTGTAACCGCCAAGTTATCATCAACCAAATGCTCAACGAGGAACGTTCTTTTTACAACTCTTGTTCCATTTCCACATACTTGTGAAATGTGCAGATACATCTTTCCATCCTTGCAAAACGGAACAGCAAACATACTGTTAAGAAATTTCCACTTCACAAAATGCTTGTTAAAAAATGCAACTGCTCGATTTTTAACCTTGCTCACCAAATAGCCTCCTTCTTGTAACTTTTTAAGTTACTCTTTAGCAAAAAAAATATCCATCGGATTTGAAATGTTCAGCCTGTCTATCATAATCTGAATTTCGTCGCTTCCAAAAACGCCCTTCTGCATTCTGCTGTAAAATGTCTTTGGAGTTATCCCAATCATATTCGCAACATCTGCCTGCGTCTTTCCGTTTTCTGCTATGATTCCTCTAAGTTTTTTTGCGTTTACCATGTCTTATTGTCTCCTTCCTAACCTTCGTGGTAACTTTTTAGGTTACTATCATTATACAACATTTTTGTAACTTGTCAAGTTATTTTTTTCTTGACTTGTAACTTTTTTGTGTTATAATTGAATTACAAACAAAGGAAGGAGGATATACAGATGACAATAGGAGAAAGAATAAAAATGGCAAGGGAGAAAAACGGAATAGCGCAAACCGATCTCGCAATAAAGATCGGAGTAAGCAAACAGACATTATTCAAATATGAAAATGGAATTGTAACGAATATCCCAAGCGATAAGATTGAGGAGATCGCAAAAATCACTCATGTTTCTCCTGCTTACATCATGGGATGGGAAGATAATCTTAATAATGCAGATACAGATATTATAGCCGACATTTATTCTGATATGAATATGTTGGAAAGCGTAAAAAAACTTATAACTTTATCTAAAGAGCATAAGCAAACGATTTATGACAATATAGATTATCTTTACGAGAAAGAGGGGCACTAGATGCCCCATTTCTTTTTGAACGATTGAATCATTGAATATAAAAATTTTAGGAAAACTTCGTTTTCACATTTTGATATTTCTTCAACAACCTTTTCTTTGTAGCTACTCCCCATAGAAATGCCTCCTTTCTTGACAATTATACCACCGCTCTTATTTACAAAACAGACTGTTTTTGTCGTCAAACTTATAATATAATCGTCCATTATCGACAATCGGTAAAATTAGTGCTATAATGTGAAGAAATAAATACATGGAGGGATTTTTATGGATAACAACATGAACTATCAACAATTTCAACAACCAATCAAAAAGAAAAGGAATCCAATAGCAATAGTTTTAATTATTGTTTTGGCTTGCGGGAATATTGCTTTAGGAACTATTCTTTTCCTTAGCAATCAAAAATTAAATGACAAAATTGACGAGAAACAATCATCATGTGACAGCATTCAAAAACAATATGACAATTTGCTTTCCGAAAATCTTCAATTAGATACCGATTATGAAAAATTAAAAGAAGAAAACGAAGAATTGCAGGCTCAAATCGAAGAATTGACAAACCCAAAAACAGATTTAGAAGAATCAGAAGAAGCTGGGGAACTGTCTGACGAACTGAACACGTTTGTAAATTCAAATATGGAAGATGTCAGCATGTTTAGGTCGGACGTATCTTATGATGAAGTTGCAAGACATCCAAATGACTATGACGGGGAATTGTTGACATTTAGTGGAGAAGTAGCCCAGGTTATCGAGGGCGACGGAACAACAGAATTAAGAATTGCTGTCGATGGAGATTATGACGACATAATTTATGGAATTTACGATAACAGAATTTTAGATTCAAGATTACTTGAAGATGATAAAATACAGTTTTACGGAGAATCTTGCGGAATAATTAGTTATCAAAGCACTCTTGGAGCTACAATATCAATTCCGTCAATGTCAATTTATAAGATTGTAATAAAATAAAAAATAAGGCAGAGGTTTTTATCTCTGCCTTTGCTTTTACATATAGGGCGATAGCACTTAACTACCGCCCCGACCAGAATATTGAGGGGGATTCTGGTGTTCCTATTGGGAACATATTTATAATAGCACTATAACTTTGATATTTCTATCGAAATCGTGCGTCAAAGTTCGACATCTATTGACTTAGTGAATAAGAGACATAAATGTGTTATATCCAACAATTCCATCAACCGTAAGCTGATAGTCTCTCTGATACTGTTTTACAGCAGATTCAAGGTTAGAACCGAATATACCCGGACATTCAAGTTGACAAACATATCCTTTAAGCATCAACAGTATTTGTACCGCAGTGACCATATATTGTTTCTCTCCACGCTTGACATAATGACTTCCAAGAGCTGTCTTAGAACCATTACCCCAGATGCCATCAACAGCAATTCCTTTCTTGTAATCAAGATTGATTGCTGTCTGCAAAACCTTAATTCCGGCTTTGATTGTGTTGACTCCTCGGATTCCATCAACAGAAATTTTGACACCAGCAAAATTATTTGCGTGTGTCTGTCCGTTTCTCACGATTGCATCTTTTCCCGGCACATTTGGAACTGGATTATTTTCCGGCTTGCTGACGTCAGCAGAAACAGAACCATTTGTAATATAGTCAAACGGATAATTCTTTCCCGGACACGCTGTCAAACCGACATCTCTGTGTCTAACAACTGTTGTGATTTTATATTTGTTCTTTAAGTAAGCGACAAGCTCCTTAATCGAATTTTTCTGTGCATCTGACATTGTTTCATTCTCGAAGTTTCCTTCTGCACAAATTCCGATTGAATTATAGTTAGAACCAGAAGCGTGCGCACCGATTGCGTATTCAGGACGTCCTCGATAGATTTTACCATCCTTGCGAACATAAAAGTGATATCCGATTCCAGACCATCCTTTAGCTCTGTGTACGTTGTGAACAGCTTCAACAGAGCCATTCATTGCTGCATGGTGAAGAATAATTCTCTTTGTGCTTGATCTCTTTGATAAAGTTCCGAATTTTAAGTTTGTTTCAATAATGTTCATGGTTATTTACCTCCTAAAAATAAACATCAAAACAAGACCTACATATTCCATTAGGTCTAAAAAATTATATAAAGCCATTAGGCTATATATCGTTATGCTACTTAAATTTATGTACTTATTACAACCGCATACATATGCGTAATAACTAAGTTGTTCGAATTAGTATTTGAAAATGTAATTGTTCGATCTGAATTAACAGACATACTAACAAATAATATTCCGTTTGTCGTCATATAGGGAATGCTACATCGAACAATTGGTATAATTACTGACTGCCGCAAACCACTATTGCCATCATAGTAATATAATCGTAATCCGTTATAGTTACTGGAAATAGCTGGAGTTGTAGCTGTTTCACCACCTCTAACGACTACACTACCAGCAATATATTTCCCTTTGATATCTGCTATATTCGAGTTTAGGGTACTTAACGCTCCTGTCACAGTTCCATCTCCAAGCGTTGATATATCTGTTGTTCCCATCTTTGATAGCAACCATCTTACATTTTTGAAGATAGTAGAAACTTTGCTAAAAATCGAAGCATGTGTTTCTCCACTTGTCAGCAATGCTGGTGCCGTAGAATCGCCTGTTGTTGAATCGTTCGATGTGAATGTTGTAACATTGGATTCGCTGTTACCATTGGTCGCTAAAGCTCCGATATTTTCGCATGTGATATTGACGTTTCCGCGTCTAAAATTTGTTTCATTTGCTCCCTTAACGCCTGTTACCGGACTTCCAGCTAAGATATCCCATTTACCGGCTACTGTCTTATACACATTGCTTCCTGCCGGTTCTGTGATTCCTGCACCCTCAACAAAATCAGAAGTGGTAACAAACTCATCGGATATATTGTACATATCACCGGCAGATGCAGAACCAACAGACGGAAGATTTGCAAATGTCACAGTTCCCATCGGTCGCAATGCTCCGCTGAATGATTCAGAAATGGCTTTTGCTTGCTCATAATATTTCTTTGCGTTTGCTTCTGACGTTGCGGCGTTAGATGCACTTGTGGATGCCGCCGACGCTTTAGATGTGGCTGTTGAAGCACTATTGCCTGCCGCTGTTGCACTTTGGGCTGCTTCACTCGCCTTTGTGCTTGCCGTAGATTCGCTTGTAGCGGCGGATGATGCACTCTTGCTTGCATTACTCTCTGACGTTGCAGATTTGGTTGCAGATGCACTTGCTGATGATGCACTTGTAGCGGCTTCACTTGCCTTTGTGCTTGCCGTACTCGCAGAATTAGCAGATGCGATCGCACTCTTGCTTGCCTGTTCACTGTAATACTTTGCGTTGTCTGTATTTTCGCCATCACGAACACCTGAACCGCCGATAGCGTATGATTGTGACAACTTTGCATTGTCGTATGCAGAATTGCTACTTGTCGTTGCTGAATTTGCCATGTTTGTCGCTTTGGCTGATTGTTCTGTAATCTTAGCAAGATAACCCGTTTCAAGCATCGCATCAGTAATTGAACCATTCTTAATAAATGCAGAAATGGCTCCTGTTTTATCGTTAATCGAAAATGCGATTGTCGCAGAATCCTCGAACTCGTATTGTGTAATAAGCGCAGACATATCTACATATTGTTTAGAACCATCTGATAACGTAAGAACAAGTCTCTGATTTACATAATCGTACGAAAAATTCACAGCAATTTTTTCTAGGTTTGTATCATAATCTACATGTGAACCGTTCTTGTACGTTACAGTAATAACGCCTGTATTGCTATTTAATGACACG